CTATGCAGGTCAATCTGAAAGTGAAGATGGTTCTGTGGCTTATGCATCGTTTGAAGACTTTGCAAATGCAATGAAGGCATCTGCTACTACAGGTTGGTATGGTGGCACTATGACCGAGAAACAAATTCAAGATGCAATAAAAGATGCAGAGAAAAAAGGGCAAACTTGGGATAGAACAAAAGTAGATGCTTATAATAAAGCTGTAGGTAAAACATATAATAAAGTTACACCTACAGGAACGGACAGTGACGGAGATAAAAAACCAAATCAATTAAGCAGTGGAACTATTAAAAGTTCTAAGCCTGACGCAAAGTTTGAAACAGGTCCTGAAAGATTTGAACCTAAGACATCTATACCTCAAGTAGATGACTTTGACCAATTTAGTAGAAGAGACCCATCAGCTAAAACTAAAATAGACCCATTTGAAATTACATCTAAAAAAGTAGGACCTACAGGTATGGGTAGAATAGGATTAGACCCTAAGTTATCCACAGCTACTAGTAAGCCTGATAGAAGTAGACCTTTAACCTTTGAAAGAGTTTTAAAAGAAAGTCCGATACGTAAAGCTATAGCTCCAACACAACAAGAAAAAGTTGAGCAAAGAATAAAAGAAGACCCTTCAGTAACACAAATACCTACATATACAAGTCCAACATACAGCTATGATACATATGATAGTGGTGACTCTGATGATGGTACAGACCCGGGAAGTTCTGCATCTTCTGACATGGGATTTTCAACATCTCAAGGTGGATTCATACCTAAACGTAAAAAGAAAAAGTCTATGAAGCGAGGTGGGTTAGCTTCACGTAAATAACCCACAATAGTTGGCTACTTATCCCCCAGCAATATTTGGCTACGATAACCCCAAGGAGAAAATAAAATGGCTGAACAAGCACAAGAAATGGTGGTAGATGCTACACCAAAGAAAACAGCATTTATGGACAAGCGTTCTACTCATGAAGATAGAATTAAAAAAGATGAGGAAGAGCTTGAACTACTAAAGAAACAAGCTGAAGGTGAACCTGAAGAACCTGTTACAGAAGAGAAAGCAGAGGATGAGGAGAAACCGAAGAATGCTGAAGAAAGAACTTTTAAGAAGCGTTATGGAGATTTACGAAGACACTCTCAAGAAAAAGAAAAGCAGTTCCAAAAACAACTTGACGATTTAAAAGCTCAGTTAGAAAAAGCAACTAAGAAAGAAATTAAGTTGCCTAAGACTGAAGAAGAGATAGAAGAGTGGGCAAAAGAATATCCTGATGTAGCAGGGATAGTTGAGACAATCGCTATTAAGAAAGCAAAAGAGCAGTCAGATGCTTTAGAGTTAAGAATAAAAGAGATTGATGAACTTAACGCAAGGACTACAAAAGAAAGAGCAGAGGTAGAATTACTACGTATTCACCCTGACTTTGCAGAGATTAGAGAAAGTGATGACTTTCATGAGTGGGCAGACGAACAGCCTAAATGGGTACAGGATGCATTATATGAGAATAGTGAAGACGCTAGGTCAGCAGCAAGAGCCATTGACCTCTACAAGGCAGATAGAAATATTGGCACAAAAGAAAAGGTCAATAGTAACAAAGAAGCTGCTAAAGCAGTCTCAACAAAAACTCAAAAGACTGTTCCAGACGCTGAAAACAAAAACAGCGTAATCAGAGAGTCAGACGTTCAAAGAATGTCAGCAGACGAGTATGATGCTAATTCAGATGCAATTATGGAAGCCATACGCTCTGGAAACTTTGTATATGATATATCAGGGTCTGCTAGATAAAAGTATTGACAAATAGTTATTTATGAATATAACTATATGTAACTAGGAGTGTGACCCCTTTTCTAGGACACTCGCACTCACACTAAACTTGGAAGCCTACCTGATGGTATGAGCCTGTGTTTAAATAGCTACTAAACACACAACCTCAATATACTATTAGCCGATAACAAGAAATCTGTCGTATGTTTCGTACATACATTCGTTTATTTCAATGGAGATAAAAATGGCATTTAAAACTGCAGCAGGTTATGGTAATCTGCCTAATGGTAATTTCTCCCCAGTTATTTACTCTAAGCAGGTTCAGTTAGCCTTCAGAAAAACTTCCGTTGTTGAAAATATCACTAACTCCGATTATTTCGGAGAGATTGCCAACATGGGTGATTCTGTAAAAATCATTAAAGAGCCAGAAATCACTGTCAAGGAATATGCTAGAGGTGCAAACGTACAACCTCAAGACCTTGATGATGAGGACTTCACATTGACTATTGACAAAGCAAACTATTTTGCTTTTAAGATAGACGATATTGAAGAGGCTCATAGTCATGTAAACTTCTCTCAACTAGCAAGTGACAGAGCAGGATACAGACTTAAAGACAACTATGACCAAGACGTTCTTGGTTACCTATCAGGATTTGCACAAGCATCTAATAATGCTGTAGCAAGTTCAGCTAACTCAACAGTTAACGGAACTAAAGCAGTATCAACTGCAGGTTCAGACGAATTGTTGACAAGCATGAAGCTAAGAAAAGATAGTTTCGGTAACATCACTACTTCAAGTGCAGGTGACCACTCTATCCCAATAGCTCCAAGACTAGGTGGTGCAACTGCTCAAGCAACTGCTACTGCAACTCCTTTACAGGTGATTGCAAGAATGGCAAGATTACTTGATACTCAGTTCGTAGACACTGATGGTAGATGGTTAGTTCTACATCCAACTTTTATTGAAGTCTTAAAAGATGAAGATTCACGTCTTCTAAATGGTGACTTTGGTGAGTCAGGTGGATTGAGAGCAGGTCTATCTGTAGGAAAGATTCATGGCTTTGACGTATATATGTCAAACAACTTACCTGCAGTAGGAACAGGTCCGGGTACATCTGGAACTGCTAACCAAAACTCTAACTATGGTGTTATCGTTGCAGGACATAGTTCAGCAGTAGCTACTGCAGAGCAAATCAACAAGACAGAGACTTATAGAGACCCTGATTCTTTTGCTGACATTGTTCGTGGTATGCATATGTATGGTAGAAAGATTCTTCGACCTGAAGCAATCGTAACTGCCAAGTATAACGTAGGATAAGGGAGATATAAATGGCTACTTTTGATTTAACTTCTAAAGATACCACAGGTGTATCTTCCGACTCTATCGTGGCTATGCCATCAGCTAAAAATACTCACGTAATGAGAAATATTGAGGCTTACCTTGATATTGATGCGTTAGTAGCAGCAGGTGGTAGCTTCTCAGATGGAGACATCTTTCAGGTGTTAGAAATCCCTGCGAATACTCTAGTCATAAATGCAGGTGCAGAAGTAATGAAAGCATTTACTTCAAGCTGTACTCTTGACATGGACTTCGCAGCAGGTGATGACATTATTGATGGTGCAGATATAACCTCTACAGGTTTTTGTGCAGCAGGAACTAATGGTCAAACTAATACTATTGTAGGAAGTGCAGCTTCAACTTACACTCAGTTTGTAACTACTACAGACACTATTGACTGTAAGATTGCAGGTGCGGCTCCAGCTACAGGTAGACTCAGAGTCTATGCAACTGTTATTGATTTAGCAGGTCATGGATTAGATGATAAGCCTGATGAGGTCGATAGAGACCAATTAGCTTAAACTTTTCTAGGGGAGCAGGGCAACTTGCTCCTCTACACTTTATAGGAACTATACATGGCAGAGAGTTACTTAACATTAACTAATAGAGTTTTAGCAAGATTAAATGAAGTACAATTAACTTCAAGTAACTTTTCTAGTGCTAGAGGAATACAGGTTCAAGCACAAAATGCAATTAATGAGTCTGTTAGATATATTAACCAAAAAGAATTTCAATACCCTTTTAATCACTCAACGAAAACAGAAACACTTGTTCCGGGAACAGTAAGATACACAATACCTACAGACGCAAAGACAGTAGATTATAATACATTTAGAATAGTTAAAGATTCAGATTTAGGTTCAAGTGGTGGTAGACTATATGTTCTTAACTATAATGACTACATAAATAGTTATATTACACAAGAAGATGAGATAACAACTACAAACCTAGATGGTGCATTAACAGATTCTGCTACAACTATTACAGTTAATAGTACAACAGGATTTGATTCTACAGGAACTTTATTTATAGGCAATGAGCAAATAACTTATACAGGTACATCTTCTACTACATTTACAGGTGCAACAAGAGGAGCTAATGACACAACAGCCGCAGCTCACAGTGATGACACACAAGTAGCACAGTTTGAACAGGGAGGTGTTCCACAATACGTATCAAGAACACCTGACAATAATTTTTTATTATACCCTTTTCCAACAAAGGGTTTTAGTTTAAAGTATGACTTTTTTTCTTTTCCAACAGATATGTCTGCTCACAGTGATACAACAACAATACCTGATAGATTCGCCGCAGTTATTATAGATGGAGCAACAGCTTTTGTTTATCAATATAGAGGTGAGACAAATCAATATCAATTAAACTTTGCTAGATTTGAACAAGGTATTAAGAATATGCAAACATTACTAGTAAATAGATTTGAATACATAAGGTCTACATTTATACCTAAAATAGGATACACAAGCACAGCAGATTTAAGTATAAGGATTTAGTTAAATGCCTGATTCTTCGCAAGTACAACCTGTAGCATTTAACTGTGAAGGAGGATTGGTTCTTAATCGTTCTACCTTTCTTATGCAACCGGGTCAAGCATTAGAACTACAAAACTTTGAGCCTGACATAGAAGGTGGCTATAGAAGAATAAATGGATTTAGTAAGTATGTATCTGCAGTAGTTCCTCAAACATCTGATTCAACAGAAAAAGTTTTGATGGTTGCTACATTTGGTGATAAAGTTGTAGCTGCTAGAGGTACAAACATATTCACAGCAGATGCAGGTGGTTCATCATGGACTACAGTAGATAGTGGCAGAACGAGTGCAGGTAAATATAGCTTTGAAAGATTTAACTTTGATGGTAATGATAAGTTAATCGTAGCAGATGGTGCTAATGCACCAACAGTTTTTAACACATCATTTAGTGCAACAGATGTAACATCAGCAGGTGGAGGAGAGGTAAGCACTGCAGTAACAGGTGCTAAATTTGTTGTAGCATTTAAAGAACATATGTTCTACGCAGGTATGTCAAGTAATAAACAAGAGTTAGTATTTAGCGTACCTTTTGATGAAGATAATTTTGCTACAGGTAGTGGTGCAGGAAGCGTTAAGGTTGATGACGAAATAACAGGACTTAAAGTTTTCCGTGAAGACTTATTTATATTTTGTCAGAATAGAATATTTAAATTATCAGGAACATCAACTAGTAACTTTGCAATAACTGCAGTAACAAGAGATATAGGATGTATCAATGGAGATACAATCCAAGAATTTGCAGGTGATTTAATATTTTTAGGACCTGATGGTTTACGTACAATCGCAGGTACTGCAAGAATTGGTGACGTTGAATTAGGAACTATAAGTTCTAATGTGCAGAGTTTATTTGACGCTAATTTATCAAGTGCATCTGAATTTGATTCTGTAGTTATACCTGATAAGACCCAATATAGAATATTTTTTACAAAATCTAATACTGCAGAAAATGCAACTAAGGGTGTTATCTGTGTGTTGAAAGGACAAACATTTGAGTTCGCAGAGATAAGAGGCATCAAACCTGCATCAACAGACACATTTGTATCTGCAGGAGATGTTATAGTTTTACATGGTGCATATAGTGGTGG